GACGGCACAGAGAGGCGGCTAACTCTAAGTTCATAGCCCACGTTTAGCCAAAGTACGGTCGAGGAACCAGAAATTAATTGTCCCAGCCAGCAAAGCCGAGAAGTCTGGAGTCATCATTGTTTTAAACACTTCCGTGGGGGCAGCCCCCGCTAGCCATGCGTTCCATGCAAACCATACATGAATAAATGACCATACAAATAATACCCAGTAAGTTACAACTGGACGGACAGATGCAGACAACGATGCGGCCCAACCACCAGCGGCTTTGACCATATCTGCCTGTTGTTGGATGGCAGAGTTAAACGCATCCATAACGCCTACATCTACTGCGGCTTCGCGTTGTGCGCCAATCTCAGCCAACTTCTGCTGACCACGTAAGGTTTCAAGCTCGCACTGACGGGCAAACATATTAAGCTCATGCTCACGCTCGTTCTTCTTGTCAAAGAACTTCAGCACTTCGGGTGCAAGGCGGAACACGCCGCCAAAGATAGAACCTAGTAAGCCCCCAGAAAGAATGTCAAACATGATTACTCCTCACAATGTTTACAGTGGTGTTTGTTGCCTTGACCCAACTTTACGCCAGCCAGAAGACCAATGAAGCCGCCAATGATGGTTTGGAAAGCCGGGTGGAGCATACTAAAAATCTCTGCATTGTCTACTTCCTTAGCCCATAAACCGAGTAAGAAAGCCCCCACCATACCCAGTACCGACAAGCAAAGCGTGGAGGCCACCATCATGGTGACCGAGTATGTCAGTCTGCGATCTATATCTTGATGCTTATCCATTTCAACTCCTAAGCAAATTTATCAAATCGTTTGCGGTCTTTGAACATTTCAAGCTCAACCGAATGTTGCTCTGCCCGTTTGTTGTACAACTCCAAGTCATACGCTTCAACAGCTTCTCTCACTTTCTGGGCTTTCTCTACCTGCCGTTGTTCAAATTCCAATCTTTCTGCTCGGCGCTCATGGGCAATCGCCCGCACATCGTACTCTTTGGGATACACAAACGGATACCATTTGTGCATCTGTATCATTTTTTCTCTCGCTCAAGCGCCTCTTTGTAGCCATGAACAACCAGACCTCTAAGCTGCGTAGAATCGGCTGTACCCGCCCACTCGGACAAGTTGTTCCAGATGACTACAAAGTCCGAAGCCTTGCAGTGGCTGGCGTTCTGTTCTAGCCACGCCATCATTTCTTTGTGCCGAATGCTTGGATCGTGGACTGTGTAGCCAATCCCATAGAACTCGCGGACATGACAGCCATTCTTGGCCACGGCTCCGACTAGCCCCAACAACAGTAACAGAAGGAGCCAACGCATCACACATGGTTAGATAGTGCGGTTAACCCAGTTAGGATCATGAGGCCAGTCAGAGAATGTGCGTGGGTCGCCAGTGATTGTGCTTGGAAGATTACGTAGTGCTGTTCTATATGTAGCCCATGCAGTCTTATCTGCGGTGCTGTCGGCAATCTGAGTCCAGTCACAGTCTTTGAGCAGTTGGTTGCGTGTGCTACGAATCTGTGCCATCGCGCTGTCTTTGGCCGACTGAATTTCTTCTGCGGTCATGTCAGCCACTGCAACCTTGTACACCCAGCCACCTTCCAACACAGGGTCGCAAGGCACAAGTTTCTGGGTCAAACGGTCATGGTCGCGGTACAAGTTAACTTTGACAAAACCTTGAGCGGCCAGTTGCTCGTCTGTGACGGAATCCGTCATACCAAAATACGTGCGAAAGTCGATGATCTCGCCAACTTGTCCGTCTGTTACTTTTGCAATAAACATAAATGCTCCTTAATTTGGGCCAATATCTGGGAATGCCGCAGTTGGCGGTGTGAAGTTTGCTGTGTATCGAGCATAGCCTGCTGTAATACGTAGGTCATCTATGTATCCCGTATAGTAAGCATTGGTATTATTCCAAGAACCAACATTCATTGCAGTTGTGGTGTTTGGTACAGCGGGTGCAGTTGATGAAGTTACAGTTGTTCCCGCAACACCATTTACATAAACGGTGTAGTTGTTTCCATTTTTTACGCAAGCAAAATGCGACCAAACACCTGTTGACAATGAACTTGTCGGCCCTAAAGCGGGGTTCACAAAATATGTACCTGTAGTGTTTGTAGAAGAAACATACATAGCCACATTGCTGTTTTGTACATAAACTTGCACGGGATAACCGTTAGCAAAAATAGTATTTGAAGCGGCAGAACCACTAATTGTTGTTGGGTTCACCCATCCCTCAATTGTCCAATTTCCCGTTGTTAAAGTAAACGCATTTAAATTTGTTAATGTTAAATAATCACCAGTACCATCAAACGCCAAAGACCCCGTTCCGTATTTCTTAACGCTTGTAGAAATCTGTGCGTTACCCACAGTTTCTAAATCGTTCATCATGGCGTTGTCGTAGATTGCGCCATTTTGAAAACTAAGAGCAAGTGTTGTTCCGCTGGCAGAAACTGGTGCAGTTGGTACTGTGCTAGATGTAACACCAGAACCTTTTACAACTTGTAAGTCAGTAATGTAACCATTAAAAGGCGCACCACCAGAAGAATAAGGCTCTCCACCAACACCAATGTTGGCATTTCCAGCGGCATAAGTTCTAGTGTCAGAAACAGAACCAACTTGCGTTCCATTTAAGAACATTTTTGTGGTGCTTGACACTCTTGAAACAACAACATAATTCCAAGTGTTTGGTGTAAAAGTTGATGAACTAGCAATGACTGAAGTCTGTCCAGCGTACCAAGATACTTTGCCAGCACCATCAAGGTTTAAAAGAAGTGTTGGATTTGGATTATTATTGCCGTTGTAATTGTCAAAAATCTTATTGGTGCTAGATGTTGTTGAGCAGTTAAACCATGCAGAAACAATAAAGTCGCCAGTTCCAAAATTGGCAATGTTTGTTGATGACGCAGTTAAATAATCCCCACTACCATCAAAGTACCCTGACCCACCAATCACGCTTGTGGAGTAGGCGGTAGAAGTACCAAATGGGTTGAAGCGTTGAACGCTGAGTGTGTCGTTAGTTGTACCGCTCTTTGTTACAGTCAACGTAAAGTTATTCCCGCTGTTGTCAACATATCGGTTTGATTGGCAAGTTAAAAGCGAAGTGCCAGAGATTGCTGTTAGTGGTGTAGTACTTGGCGTAAAGTTGCCTGTATAAACCGCAGTACCTTTAACAATCCTTGCATTGCTAATGTATCCGTTAAAACTTTGGCCATTTTGAGCGTTATAACCAAGATTTACGCCAGATGTTGGGATGCTTACGGAATTTGATGCTGTTGCCTCTGCGACACCGTTTACATATAACTTGTAAACTCCAGATGATTTAACAACAGCAAGGTGATACCAAGTGTTTGCGGCAAGTGTTGTTGTACCGGTTAAAATTGTTCCAGTGCCTTGTATGCTAAAAATCGCTCCAGCACCAACATAACTGCTAAAAAGAAATTGCCCTGTTACCGGGCTTGAATTTTTGCAGTCAAAAATTGGTTGTGAAGTAATTGCAGAAGCTACGGAATACGCCCAACACTCAAGAGTGAAATCGCCAGTACCCATGCCAAATGCGGCATTTGATGCAACAACAAAATAGTTGCTGTATGAGTCAATGTTAAAAGCATTAGACCAATTAGAACCGTAAGGTGAAAAAGAACCTTGGGTTGTATTGCCGTTGCGGGTAATGGTGAAATTGTTTGAACTACTATCTAAGAATGTATTGTTCTGAGCGCCATTAGTGCCATCACCATGCAAAAGCATTGTGACGTAGTTAAACTGTGCATCCTTTGGGTAATTCCCAGCCGTGGGCCACTGACCTAGTTTTTGCCAATAAGCCTGTTGGTCAAGCGTCCAAATGCCTGACGCAGTGTCGTAGGTATATGGGCCTGATGGCGTTGGTGCGGTCTTGGAAATTATTCCGCCGGGGTACTGTTTAGACATTCGTTACCTCAACCCATGAAGTTGTTGCTTCGTCCCATGTATAACGCTTATCGTCTGTTGGATATGGCGTAGGTGCTTCCCACAAACAAGTTGACTCGTTTAAACCCCATGATGTAAATGGCTGAGGCGGGATAAAAGCATCACGGCCTGAGTCGTATGTAAACCCAATTCCTGCGTAGTTTTTACGCAAGGGAGTGCCGCCGTTTTTATGAACACCGCCAGCAGTGTTATACGAAGTTTGCACCCAGCCTGTACCAAACAAGCCTGAATCAATAACGTCTTGCTCGGCCACAATAACCTGTGTGACGATACCGTTTTCTACTTTTGCAAAATGACTCATGTTGTGCCTCAGAATGTGATTGTTCCGGAAGAAGTAAATGTATATATAGTGTTACCGCCGCTGGTTGTTACTGTAGGTGAACCTGTAGTTGATGCTGCCGCTTGAGGTGCGCTAATGATAACCACGCCAGAACCTCCACTAGCGCCATCTCTAGCCGATCCAGTACCTGTACCGCGCCCACCACCACCACCGCCACCAGTATTTGCAGTGCCAGCAACAGCCGAAGCGCCGTTATAACCAGACCTACCACCGCCGCCAGAGCCACCAACACCCGTAGTGCCTGATGTATCAGTGTTGCTTGAACCACCACCACCACCACCACGGGTTGTTGACGCGCCGTCAATGCTCGACGCAGAACCAGCGCCACCATCACCACCTTTAGTAGAAGTGCCACTTTGTCCTACTGCGCCTGCACCGCCACCGCCGCCGGAACCATAGTCTGGTGAAGCGTCTGTACCTGCTCCACCATTATTACCTTGGCCAGAAGTTCCTAAACCGCCAGCACCGCCACCGCTTTGTGATGCAGTGCCACCACCAGAACCACCATCTCGCCCAATATATGGAGCAACATTTGCACTGCCTCCGCCGCCGCCACCAGTAGAAGTAATGGAGCTAAATACAGAATTACTTCCGTTAACGCCTGCGGTTGTAGTACCTCCGGCCCCACCCGCACCAACGGTTACTGTAACAGCACTACCTACCGATACTGCAAACCCTGATGCAGTAAGGTATCCCCCCGCGCCGCCTCCACCACCTCGTTCTCTACCACCGCCACCACCGCCAGCAATAACTAAATAACTTACAAGCACGGGAGGGGCAGGCCAAGTACTAGCCGCTTTAGCTTGCATCTGCTGTGTACGTGTCCATGATCCTGAATAATTAGGCATTGCTTACTCTCAGAATGTAATTGAACCTGAAGAAGTCCATTGGTAAACTCGATACCCGCCAGCCACAGTGATTGTTGGTGAGCCTGTGGTAGATGTAGCCGCCGCATAAGTATCGGCGTAACGAATAATCACAATACCTGAACCGCCATTTGCACCGGCTTGACCGTTACCGCCACCACCACCGCCGCCGCCAGTGTTAGCAGTTCCATTAGTTGGGAGTGTTCCACCAGATCCATTTCCGCCCGCACCGCCGCCACCCGCACCGCCCGTGCCTCCACCACCACCGCCAGCAGTTGCAGTGCCACCACCACCGCCGCCAGCGTAAGTTACGGAAGAACCGGAAATAGAATTTGCCGTTCCAGCGCCGCCGTTACCGCCGCGTTCACCCGAAGAAGAGCCATTAGATTGACCATTACTGCCAACTGCACTCGCCCCACCACCGCCACCAGCGCCGCCGTAAGTTGAACCGCCAGCAGTACCACCATTATTACCTTGCGATGGTGACGTTGAGGGTGTATTTCCTGAACCAATAGTGCCCGTACCGGTGCCACTATCTCGTCCAGCACCACCGCCCGAACCGCCGCTACCAGCCGTAGAACTTTTAGAAGCTCCGCCACCACCGCCAGCAGAAGTAATTGTGCTAAATACAGAGCTACTTCCGTTATTACCGGTAGTACTAAGTATATCTACGCCTGCACCACCAGCGCCCACAGTTACGGTAAGGGCCGATCCAGTAGAAACAGCAAAGCCTGTCGCGGTTCTATAGCCACCCGCGCCTCCGCCGCCAGCCTCCCGTGATGTACCGCCTCCGCCAGCAACTACCAAATATTCAACAGCGGAAACAATAGCCAATGGTGTAGCACTGTTAGAGGCCGCACTTGCTGGGCCAACCCCATAAATATTTGTTGCCACTACAGTAAATGTATACGCTGTTCCAGCGGTTAAACCGCTAACAGTAATTGGTGAAGATGTTCCAGTCCCTGTAATTCCACTAGGTGAAGAAATAACCGTATACCCAGTAATTGCGCCACCACCTATGTTTGATGGTGCTGTAAACGTTACAGACGCAGAACCAACACCCGCAGTGGCAGTGCCAATGGTAGGCGCATCAGGTACTTTCAACCCGTTATAGGATGCTGACAGAATGCCAGCTTGGTAGCGATTGGACATCTTCTACCCCAATCAAGAAATTACTTCGTAGCTCACCGAATATGTGATACCGCTGGCCGTGCCAGAAGTTACAGAAATACAAGTGCCCTCTTGCAAGTAAATAGCGGTTGTCTTATCCGTAACGATCAATGAAGCACTTGCAGGAACAGATACTGTAGACACAATTGGGTATGCTGTACCGCCACTTGGAGCAGAACCTTGGGCAACTGCGCCGTTGGTGTAAATTGACACTGTAGCGTTAACTGCATTTGTACCGTTTACGTTAGCCGCAACGATCTGGTTGATCTTATAGACCTGACCGCTAGAAGCCGCATTGGTAACCAACACAACAGCAGTCGTACCGCCGGGTGTGTAGTATGTAGTCGTGCCGGAGGCTGTGGTCGCGGCTAAGAGATTAGGATTTGCCATGATGGTTCCTTAGATACTGAAGATGAAGTTAAGCATGGTGGCTTTGGCTTGGGATACACCAGAAGCCGCAGGAGCGGCAGATGTCCATGTTGTGCCGTTAGACACCAAAACATTACCATTTGTGCCGGGAGCAACCACCTGAAGAGCGGATGTTCCATTACCCAGCAATACGTTGTTGGCAGTTAAACTGGTAGAGCCTGTTCCGCCGTAAGCCACGCCGATGGCGCTTGTGGTCGTAACTGTTGTAAACGCACCAGAAGCAGGAGTCGTAGCACCAACAGTACCGTTTAAAGCACCACCAAACTTAGTGGCTGACAGCGTTGTGCCATCCCATGTCAGGGCTGAAGAAGCACCAAAAGCACCAGAGTTGTTGAATTGAACCTGAGTATTAGATCCAGCGGCAGAACCACCACCCACGTTTACAAAGTCAGAGCCGTTCCAAGCAATAATTGCCCTTGTACCAGCCGCTACAGTTACACCGGTAGTTGGGCTTGTTGGGCCACCACGGACTGTAATTGCATAGCCACCGGTTGTGTCATTGATGACAACGTAGGTCTTACTCTGCTTGGGAGTGTTAATGTTACGGGCCGCTGTACGTGCGCCTGTACACAACAGAACTGCGTACTGGGAGCTAGTGGATGTCAGGCCAGTGCTGGCATATGTGCCAACAGTCACTGACAGATCAACGTCTGCGTCTGTTGTAATTGACTGCGTACCAGCTACCGCAACGTCAATAATTTGCGAAATGGCGTTGTTGATGGTGTCGCCCCACTGCCCAGACAATGTGCCTGTTGCCGGAAGGGTTAGACCGATTAGCGATGTATTTGCCATTTATAGCTCCTACTGTGTAGAAATTGGTGTCCAACCGGGCGTTTCGGTGTTGCTTACATCAGTCCAGCCCGGTGTTTGTGGATTGCTGATATTTTGCCAGTTTGCAGTCTCTGTGTCATCAATAACTTCCCACAAATTTCGTCCAGATTCTGTGGATGTGATTGCCATTGTTTCTGACCGGCTAACGCCATAACCTGTAACCGCAGTTGGACTGTCTGAGATAGCCGCAGATTCACTCAAGAACTCTGTGTAATATGTACCAACCGTTGTACTGTCCGTTGCCGCCATCGACTCTGTGATGGACATAATTAAGGTAGCCAGAGCAACTTCAGCAATGGCCACCGATTCGGTAACACTGGCTACGAACAAAGCTACAGCTTCTTCTACCGTGGCTGTGGCCGCTGTCTCTGTAATAGACACCGCAAAGGTTGCGTTGGCGTTCTCAGTGGTACTTGTAGCTACAGTGTCTGCAACTGATGCGTTATAGCTGGTCGTGGCCGTATTGGAATCTGTCAGTGCCGCAGTTTCCGTAATGCTCCTAGCAAACGTTGCCGCTACCGATTCTGTTGTGGATGTTGCCGCAGTCTCGGTTACAGATAAAGCAAATGTTGCCGCTACTGATTCCGTTGTGGATGTAGCAGAGGTCTCCGTTACAGAAACTCCGTAGCTGGTTGTAGCCGCCTCGGTAGAGGTGATCGCCATGGATTCTGTAACACTGTCGGCGTAGACATCTCCGCCACCCCAGTAGCCATCACCCCAAGCGTTTACACCCCATCCGGTTGCCATGTTACGTCAATGTGGCAGTGTAAGTTACCGCAATAGTGTCGCCGTTAACCACAGACTTAGAACTAGAGAAGTCTCCAGCAGAGAACAAAGTACCAGTCGTTGAGTCTTTAGTTGAGCTACCGCCAATGTTGATAAAGCAACCAGCAACTGTACCTGTGCCAGTCATGGAGAATGACACCGCAGATGATGTAGCCTTGCTACCAGAAGAGGCAGAGCTAAATGATGGTGTAGGACGATTGCCAGAGTAAGTAGGAGCATTTGTGCCGCCCACTTCATTCCATGTTGCGTGAGAGGCTTGTGTATCGGCCACAACTGCAGTACCTGTACCCTTTAGGCCCATCACAACTGCGCCGCCAGCGGTGTTACCCAGCGTGGTGTCCAGCGTGAAGTTCTTGCCAACGGTAGTCACCAAGTTCTCAATCTCATCAGACCATTTCACGTTACCGGCAGCATCGTAGCAAACGGCAGTGTAGTGGCCGTGAATAGACATTTGGTCTTCAGGCATTGTGTTGTATTTGGTGACCGCTTCCACTTTGTCTGTCGCGGTGATTTTGTCCATAGTCATGGGAAGCTCCT